CCTTAAAAACATTGATCAGACAGGACTATGAATTGGATACAACACTGATATCAGAAATCTCACACAGGTGTGCTAGCAGATTCACGGGACATGATATGGCCATCATAACTCCACAACAGGTCAGCGTGCAAGAGTATCTGGGGAAACCACGGCCAATCAGCTCTTTCAATGTCCTACTCACAACACTACGACATCTCTTATGTCAGACGTCTAGGGGCACAAAAAAAGAATTGGCCACAATGACGTTTGATTATCGACAGGACGGTGTCTATATATTGAGGAGCAGCTCTACCCCTACCAAATTTGTGTTGATAGGTGTGGGTGCCCTATTCGCTCTATACCATCAAGACGTGAATGAGATTTATATTGGCACATCCACATACCTCGATTACACAATTACTTATACAGAAGTGAGACACACCATAGAAATACTCACCTCCTCCATGGAATATGCATGGCTAAGGGATCTGGCAACCCTGTTCATCGAACTGAGTGAGATTAATAGGGATCATAACACATGTGTGGATCTGATGAAAACTTTTGAAGGCCTTTGTCTAGCAATGTCTGATCTGATTGGAGCAGAATATACGAACTGGACACCGATCCTAGACACAATCAATACATTCAAGAATCTCTGTGACAAGATCGATGACTCCACCTCTGATCTGTCTCAGTTTTTCAATATCATATATGGGAACAGACGAAGCTTTCCTGATGATTCACTATTCGTGAAAATGATCACAGCACTGTCAAGACTACAAGGAAATCAACTCCAAGAGGTCTCATCGATACACAAATTTTTATTCTATGCAGAAGTTGATCCTGTGAAGGGAGTGGAAAAGTTTCTTAAAAGGGTGCACACTCCGAGAGTTATAGATGATGACTTTATTACACGCCTGATCTGTTTCACAAAAAGGCAATTTGTCCTCGGATACATCAAGAAACATAAACGCGCTCCAAACTTTCTTAACTCGTGCACAGAAACAGACCAAATAGAATTTGCCATTCGGAACAACAATGTCGAACAGTTGAGACTAGAACCCATAATGTGGTGGGAGCCAGTTATCCCATACAACTGTTTGAGTGTGAAAATATCACACAATGTCCTAGAAGTTGCAAAGGATAAGGGTGCATTGCTCCCTGACATTTACCTTGGACCGGGTGACTCACAGAAAGAACTGGTGCAAGTTCTCAGTAATAAGGAGATCAAATACGGCGAATTTGATTTCTCGAAGATCGAAGAAGAGGTTGAAAGGAAGGTCACAAGAACCAGAAAGAGAATGAATCCGATACAAAACCGATTCCCCACTCGATTGATACCAAAGGAGAGGGAACAGAAGGTCGAGGGAAGATTATTTGGTAATGCAAACTTGGAAAATAAGCATGGCCTCTCGTTCAAGATGTTGAAAGCAAAGAAGGCTCTCTCCTATTTTGAATCGGAAATGATGACCAAACAAGATAAAGATAGAAAGCTCATACTCCATGAGATGGCACAGTCACTCAAGGACCCTTCCATGTATTCAATGATGCTTGACATCGAAGGACACAATCAATCAATGCAGCCGAGGAATTGTCGTGCCTTATATGAATTTGTCGGGCTATTGTTCGGTGAACATGACTGGGGGAAATTAGCATCATATTTTCCGGCACAATTTGTCTATTTTTATGATGAATTTTATGACGATGTGATCACGTCGGAGGGCCAGCTAGGTGGGATCGAGGGTTGGCTGAACCCGCTGTGGACATTACATACCACAGTACTTGTCGAGATGATTCCATTTGAAACCAATATCCGGATGAACTGCGCTGCAGTCTACTCAGATGACGTTCAAATAATAACTGAGCTAGAACAACGAAATGCCACCATCCTCAATTCTCAATTCGAGCAATTGAGAGATCACTTTTATAAGGCTGGCATGATCATCAAATTCTCTCAAACAGCATTGACGAAAAACAGGATCACGCTCCTTAGAAATCACTATTACAAAGGGAGGAAAAGTGATTCAACAATCAAGAGATTACTGGCGGTGAGCACCATGAACAATGGTGTCTTCACCAGTGAAGAAGAGGAAGTCGCCGGCATCTGCTCAAGCGTGTCATCGGCTTTGGAATTGAGTGAACACATCATCACTGCCACCTATGTTAAATGGTACAAAGTTAGCCAGACTTGCATACGGTTGCTGGCAGCATATCTGGAAAGACCCAGGAACGACATTCTGTGGACGACTGATTCAACCCCTGAGGACATCTCCACTCTTCTTTATGAAGCACATGGAGACAGATACAACAATTTGAAGAGAACAAATCTCGACTTGTTTCTTGAGTACATCAGACATTGTATAAGCACCAATCAGGACCCTAACCTGGAGGAGGAAGATTTCGGCGGCATCCATCACCTTGTGAAAGTCCTGGGTGTGAACGCCAATTACTTTAAAAGGATGCAGGCAAAAGATCTGATTTACTTTATCCTCACCGACATCGAGGTACCAAACCG